GATAGTTTCGGTAAACTTATAGGTATGGTTATACCGATCATACAAGAAACCCTCACGTCGTACAAGATCGTACTTTCCGTAATGTTTCTCTTCGTTGGCATCCATTGACAGAATGTTAGTAGGATAAACAATCATACTAGTATTACTGTCAGGTTGCATTGCCACCTTACGTTCAACATTAAAAGTCCATCCTTCTAGTTGGACCATACGACTGACTTCACGGAGAGTGTTTACAGGGATGGCAACCTCAGGGTTCTGTAGATTGAGCGTGGTGACAGGAGCCTGTCCCACTGAGCTAAGTATTTGATTTACAGCATCCAGTTCTGTGGACACAGCATAAGTAGGAAAAGACATATCTGTCAATAGATAAAAAAAAGGGGACCCGAAGGTCCCCCATGTACAAATAAAATCAGAATGCGGTAGGAGCAGTAGCACCCACATACAGCTCAACAGCTGCAGCAGGGTTCAGATAATCAGCACCCATAGCCAAACGACCCAGGATCACATCACCCTGATAAATCACGGAGACATCACCAGAAGTCACTTGCACCTGAGGAGCAATAGCTTCCACACAGCCAGCAGCTTCACGCTGGAAGATCAGACCGCAGGACTTGGCACCAAGCTCAGCAGCGGTACCATAGTCATTGTTGATACCGGTCGTAGCATCACCAGCATCTTCAGCAGTCACACCAACAAAGTCACCCAAGTTAGTGGGAGCGGTAACGCCAGTCGTACCACCATAAGCAGTACCATACTTACCCAGGAACGGAATGTTCATGGACTTGTAGATCTTGATACCGGCGATCTCAACCACACCGTTACCACGCTGACGAGCAGTACCTTGCTCATCACGATTCACCAGACCATTCTCACCCACTTGTTGGATCAGAGCATAGTACTGGCGGGGGTTAAGGATACCAACACGACCATCCATGCTAACACCTTTCTCATCCATTGCAGCAGCTGCATCGTAGAAAGCGTTAACAAGGTTGGTAGCGACATAGGCATCAGAATCGTTGGTAGTAGAACCAACACGAATCTGAGTACCACCCGGCTCTTCAAAGCTAGTCATAGAGACGGGAGAAGCCTTACGTGCACCACGGGTGATAGCACGGAAGATATAACGGTCATACTTTTCAGCAAGAGCATAACCGATCTTGCGGGAGATCTCAGAGCGCAGATCATAGTGAGACAGAACTTCATCGAGTTCGTACACAAATGCACTGGAGATCAGAAGGTCATCACAAGTGATGGTCTTCTCTGCCACAGGAGGTGCATTACGGTCATTACCGAGAATGCTTTGACCAGGAGTATGGAACTCGCTGGTCGTACGACCCGTGTAGATGAACTGCAAAGACTTGCCGTTCTTTAGGGTACGCTTCATAACAAGATCACGAGCGATCGTGTTATTTTGGAAACCCTTGAACATCTCACCAGAGAAGAGCTTGAGGTACAGTGCACGTGCGTCACCAGCACCATTAGATTGACCCGGACGAGTAAGTTGTGCGGGATTGACGTTCGATTGATGATCGAACGCGCCAGGATAAGCCATTGTAAATAAAAAAGAGATAAGTGTTTACGTTTATCTCAAAGCGCTTTGAGTTATTTAATTGTTATATTGTGTGGTCTATCCCACCGTCTAGACGGCGAAGGGTGTCCTCGTAAGGGCCAACGCCAATGCAAGGGAGGTCCGACTCTGAGGTGCCTCCCAAGCTATATCAAGTAGTAGCGTGTTGATAACGCGGATCGTTTGCCTTGTCCTTAGGAGTAGGCTGCGGATTCATAGGTACAGGCTTAGCCTTTGCACCAGTTTTACTTTGATGTGCCATGTTATTTAATGCTTTGTTTTGATGTAAGTAACGCCGCGATACTTCAGCTTAGACTGCTTTTGTGCAGCCTGTTGCTCCTTTACGCGAGCTTGCAGTTCAACGTTAGGCATTGAATCACTCCGAAGTACCTAACCCCCGTTCCATGGTTAGGCGTCATGCGTCCCAATAGGGGATGAACGTACGTTACTTTTAGAACTTATACTTCATACCAAGCTTAGCACCAACGCTCAAGTCGCTAGTGTCAAGACCTTCAGAGGTAGCAGCAGACAGTTCGCCATAGACATTTGTCTTAGTCGTCACAGCCACGCTGCCACCAATCTTACCAGATGCTGCGCCAGTGGAGCTAGCATCATCAGGGAATGAGATGGCAGGACCACCTTGGATGTACCAAGATGCGTCGTTGATAGATCCTTCATAACCCAGGTGGGTCTCCAAAAGGGTAGAGCTGTAGTCATTACCACGGAAGCCAGAGTTGGACTCTACGTTCACGTAAGGACCTGCAATGGCTGCACCATGTGCAACACCAAGAACAGCACCAGCAAGGATGGACAGAGAGAGATTAGTAGACATTGTTAAGATAATAAATTATGCAATAGAAGGTGCAACATGTGTTGCAAGATCAAGGGAGAAGTTGTTTTGTATGACAGTTCATACGGAGTGAGTGCTTTCAAAATGTTCCTCTTTTTTTTTCCACTCTTCAAACTTACTACGGAGATCTTCATTTATAGTCAGTTCATACTCTTCACAGACCTTTCGTTGATCTTCCTCACGTACACAATCATTGAAGACAAGAAACATAGCGCCACTACGAATATTTTCGGGTGACATGCCGACACACAACAAGAACTTCTCAAACAGTCTGAAGTATTGTCGTGCGTTGAGATCAGCAGCAGGTGCAGTGATCAGGTAATGTTCTTCAGGGAGGAAGTCATCATCACCAAGATGGGAAGCAAACCCACGATTGTAATCATGAGTGTAGGTGGCATCAAACTTAAGTTGAACGGTTGCTTCGTAAGTCATAGGTTTGTGTTGAGGAGTGAACTGTAAATCAACCGATCGAAGGAGCGGTCAAAGCGACAGGAGCAGATTGGATAGAAGCAAGGTCAAGTGGGAAGTTGTGAGCATTACGCTCGTGCATGACTTCCATACCAAGACCAGCACGATTCAAGATGTCAGCCCAGGTGTTGATAACACGACCTTCACTATCTTGAATTGACTGATTAAAGTTAAAACCGTTTAGGTTAAAGGCCATAGTAGATACGCCAAGAGCAGTAAACCAAATGCCGACAACAGGCCAAGCTGCGAGAAAGAAATGCAGAGACCGGCTATTGTTAAAGCTAGCATACTGGAATATAAGCCTCCCAAAGTATCCATGCGCAGCAACGATGTTATACGTTTCTTCTTCTTGACCAAATTTGTAACCATAGTTTTGAGATTCGTTTTCAGTTGTTTCACGGACCAGGCTGGATGTAACAAGCGATCCGTGCATCGCACTAAAGAGGCTGCCACCGAATACACCTGCCACGCCAAGCATGTGGAAGGGGTGCATGAGGATGTTGTGTTCCGCTTGGAACACGAGCATGTAATTGAAAGTTCCCGAGATACCCAACGGCATTCCGTCAGAGAAGGAACCTTGACCAAAAGGATACACAAGGAATACGGCTGCGGCTGCCGCGACTGGAGCAGAATAGGCAACACAAATCCAAGGCCTCATCCCAAGTCGGTAGCTAAGTTCCCATTCTCGTCCCATGTAAGAGAAGATACCAATGAGAAAGTGGAAGACCACGAGTTGATAGGGACCCCCGTTATACAACCATTCGTTGATTGAATTAGCTTCCCAGATGGGGTAGAAATGAAGTCCGATTGCGTTGGAGCTAGGAACGACGGCTCCTGAGATGATGTTGTTTCCATAGAGTAGAGAGCCGGCAACAGGCTCGCGAATGCCGTCAATGTCAACAGGAGGTGCGGCAATAAATGCCAGGATAAATGCAGTGGTAGCAGTCAGTAGACAAGGAATCATAAGAGCACCGAAGTGTCCTACATACAACCTGTTCTCAGTACTACTAACCCACTCAACATATTTATCCCAAATATTCTTCGGTTGTTGTAGTGCGATAGTAGCTGTCATTTAAGTTTGTTTAAAAATGAATATGCGTATCTTTCTCTATTACCTTTGATACCCCAACCTAACCAATAGTAGGCAGCGTTCATGTAATAAGAAAGTTGTTGATGATTAGTCTGGAAATGATTAAGCTCATGTCGAAACTGAAGCTCGTTAATCATATAACGGGTCTGTCCCTCCAGACTACTAGGATCACACCCGTAGCGTTTACAGAACCTACCAAGACCATAGTAACGTCCTGGAGTAGTCCATTGAATTAAACCATATCCACCACGAAGGCAGCGATCATAAGGTACAATTGCTCCGCCTTCGCAGACTTTAGATTGGAACCTACTTTCTTGTTGAATGTTACCCATGACTACCGCCAAGGCAACTTTATCTTTGATCTCCGCTTTTAACTGCAGTTGCTCTAGGACGTATTGCTCAGCGGGAG